TATGTTGGTTTTAGTGATATAGATAAATATGCAAACAAAATTTATAAAAGGAGATTTCCAAATGCAAAAAAACTCGGCTCAGTTACAAATGTTTCCTACGAATCACTTAAAGGACAAAAAATTGATTTGCTCACAGGAGGATTTCCTTGTCAAGCTTTCTCACTTGCAGGAAAAAGACGAGGATTTGAGGACTCCAGAGGCACTCTCTTTTTTGAAATCGCAAGGATTCTTAAAGATTACATTGAAAATGGAAAACCCATATCCTGTATACTACTCGAAAATGTTAAAGGTTTACTTAGCCACGACAATAAACGAACATTTATTACAATCTATGAAGTTCTTACCAACCTTAATTACACCCTTGAATGCGAAGTGGTTAATACTAGGTGGTGGTTGCCTCAAAACAGGGAGCGAATATTTATTTTTGGAAGATATAATGGAAACCCAAGTGGAAGAAAAGTATTTCCTGTCAGACCAAATAACAAAAAAAATAAACAAAGAAAAATAAAATCTAAAATTAAAACACACTCATTATATCCAAGATCGAGCAAGACAGGTAAGGGTGGAACAGGTCATTTAAGTAAAGAAGATGGAATTTCTTATTGCTTAGATACAGGTAATACACAAGCAATTCAAGTTAAATCTAAATATCTCAACAAGAATCAAATAGAAAAATTTAACAAATTGAAAGTGGATAGCTCTGTAAGTGGAACTTTAACAGAGGCTTTTGGGCGAGGTGGTTCTTCAGCCGAATATTTAAAAATGTTAAAAAAAAACAAACAAATAACAGGGCATATAAGAAAATTAACCCCAGTAGAGTGTGAAAGATTGCAAGGATTTCCAGATAATTGGACAGATGAACAATCTGACACACAAAGATATAAGCAATTAGGCAATGCAGTATCAGTTCCAGTTATAAAAGCTATAGTGGAGAAAATTTATGATTTGTAGTAAATGTAAAAAACAATTTAGAAAAAAAATGCTTGATGAAGCAGATGAAGCATTATTAAGATATAATAAAAAGTTAAAAAAAATAATAAGGAAAGTTAAAAATGACACATCCAAGCAAACAAAAAGGTAATAGATTTGAAAGATTGATCGTAGACAAGGCTCACTCTTATGGAGTTAAAGGAGAGAGAGCTTGGGGTTCTAATGGTAGAGCTTTAGGTATGCACGAAGAAGTTGATGTATTACTTGAAGGTGATTTAAGAATACAGGCTAAATGTCGCAAAAAGATAGCAGAATGGCTAAAACCTTCAGAAGTTGTAGATGCAGTAGTGGTCAAGGAAGATCGTGGCGAAACATACATTATTCTTCGTTATGATGAATTTTTAGATGATTATAAAAAATTCTTAAAGTTTACCAAACCTCTCGAATCTTCAGAGAAATCTCATAACTTTTAAAAGCTACCTGTTTAACAGATAAAGAATCCATATCAAACTTTGCTATGCAGAATTGGTCTGGATTGTTATTAGTTGAATCAGGTTGAAATATGAAAGGTAAAGCACCTCCTAGTGTTTTATTCCACACTTGAGCTATAAAAGAATCATCTGTAAAAATATTATAATTAAATTCATTGTCAGTTATATCATCAGAATCATAACCATCAGAGTTTTCTACATAATTACTTTTCATATAATTAGATGAAAACACATCAGAATCTGATATATGTGTAAATTTCATACTCCAAGTTCTTCTACCATTTCTTTTGCATCCTGATGTAACATTTTCATAATAACTACCAACCCCAAAAGGCATTATTTTTTCATTGTTGTTTTCCCAGTATGGAGCACCTGTATTTCTTATATTTACTATCTCAGAACCACCAAGAGTTTGAACAGAGTCAAATCCTCCCATTTCAACATTCATAGTTATGTCTAGGTCTGGAGAGTTGGGCATAGTAAACATTACTCCCATACTAATTGCACCTAAATCAATGCTTTCTATAGCATCTTCACTAGATATTCTAAAACCACCATATTTCATAGTTTCTGTAGGAACAAGATCAGTAAACATAATAGTAGTTCCATCACCAACTTGGCTGTTTGCTTGAAAGTTTAAAACAGATGTTGGATTTTCTTCTATTTCAAATTGCCCATTTAAAGCATCTGCAAATGTCAATCCAGTTATATTATAATTATTTGTTCCAAGTCTGTGATTAAGTATTGCACAATAAAACTTCATATTATTAGAATAGTCTATATCTTTAAAATTATTTATTGAATCAGATTGTTGTCCAAGAGGTATGTAAAAATCTAAAGTATTTCCATTGCCTTGATATGCTTTCGCTCTCATACCATCCAATCCAAAAGCAATATCATAATCATCTGGAAAGTTATCTCCTGATGTGTAAGTATCAAATTCTAGTCCACTTGCTCTTAAATATCTATAATTGTCTATAAAAAATCTTGGTGATCCACCTACATTTTGATAAGCCATTAGTATTTACCCTCCTTTTTAACAACTTTTGTTTTTGCAACAGATACAGGCTCTTGTTTCTTCATTGCAGGTTGTATTTTTTCAACTCTTTTAGTAACTTGCACTTCTTGCAAATCTTTTTGTCTTAATGTTCTATTATATTTATTAGATAATTTTATTATTTTTTTTGTTACAGCTTTTCCTTTTGCAGGTGTTTTTGGATTAAGTAATGGAGCTGACTCATTTGTTAATTGCTTTCCTGTAACATATAGTCTTTCTTTTGGATGATAGTTGTAATATCCAGAATATCCATTAGCAAATGGTATTCTTGTATGCAATCCTTTTATAGAGTCGTCATCTATTTGATTTTTATTTAAAGAAAATCTTATTGGCTCTATTTCTTCTTCTTCTAATAAAAGCAAACTATCATCTTCTAAGTTTGTTTTACTATGATTTATAAGTAAAGTTCTATTATTATCTGTTATACTGCATAAAAATAAATTATCACTAAAAGTTCTAACTTCTACACTTCTTATCTCTAAATCTCCTATAAATGTAAATAATAAACCATCATCTTTCAAAGTTCTTCCTAGCAAATTATAAATAAATATTTTGTTTTTAGTTATACTAATTCCATACCCATCAGGAAGTTTATTATACACATTAATTAATCCTCGAAAGTTTATTGTAATAAATTTAACAATACCATCAGTATTTAATTTAACTTCATCATCAGTAATATTTATATCTCCAAATGTAGGATTTGGAAGTATAGAATTAAAAATAACTTTTCCTAACTTTTTTATTGAGTTTATTTTATAGCTCATTACCCCTCTCCAATAATTTGATTTAAAATTGCAATAACATCTATTACATTAATAATCCCATCTTGATTAACATCTTGAACTAACAAGTCAAATTCTGAAACATCCCCAGATGTAATTGTACTTATAAGTTCTACAAGATCTTGAACATTTACCTGTCCATCTAAATTAGCATCTCCTAAAGATTGACCATTTAAAACTGACTCATAAAAAAGATATAATGTATGCAAATCACTTAAATCTTCCATTGTTATAATTCCATCTTGATTTGTGTCTGCTGCATTTTTTTGAGTTGTTGTAAAATATTTTTCTGATGTTTGTATAAAATACTTTTCAAAAAGGTTGTAATCTTCTAAATAAACAAATTCTTGTTGGCTAGAATCAATCATTCTTGTAATACTTCCAACCTTGCAATCGAATGTTGGCATTAAGTCGTGCAACTGAACACATTTCAAACTTATTCCTTTTAATTTTCTAGTAATTTTAGTAATTATAAAGTATGGATATATGTTTTGACCATTCCTTTTTACAGGCTGTGTGTAATCTTCGCCATAAGCCTTAATACCTTCTATTAACTTATCAAACCTAACAACATCACCTGCTTCTAAATTGATATATTTTATTGGAAGTTCTAAATTAAATATATTGTGCTGATTGCAATTATACATGTAAAGAAAGTTTCTTAAAGATATTGCAGTATCTTTATTTCTAATGTGATCGCTTTCATATTCTAAAACTTTATTTTCTCTTTCCAAGCCTAGATATTGATAGCTGTAACCATTTTCTCTGCCTTGTGCTTCTTCTATTCCATCTCCATTACCAAACATATCATAACCATCTACATACCCAGTTTCTCTCATATACTCATCTTCTGCATAATCTTTTTTATATTTAACATTTACAATAGTATGTATATCTTCTAAAGGTGTTCTTGTAAAGTTGTATTTAAGGATGTCATCAGTATTAATAGTTATGTTTACATCTTCATCACCATAGGTGTTTTTTATATAAGAACAAGTAAACTCAGAGTTGCTTCTAAATTTAGGCAATAGCTTTGTATCTTTAGACAAATCTTCAATAAACTCCTTTCCTTTTTTAATTTCATTTGTTGTAAAAGCATAAGCATTTAACTCATGTGCTTCTAGTGATAAATTTAATCCTTCTAAGTCTAAATTTGTATAGTCTAATTCTTTTTCTAAAAAGTCTGTTATGATAACTGATGGATTTTCTATTAAAGAAATTTCTCCATCTTGAGCTTCTCTAGTTCTTCCAAAAACATCTACATAAAAAGGACTATCTAAAGCCTTTTCAAAAACAATATAATGAACAAGACCAACTGAATGAATATCTGTTGATAAGCGAACAGGGTAATCAGCAGCATTTGATAAGAGTGTATCAACTCTATATGTTAAATTTAAAGTTGTAAAAGTGGATGGATCAAAATAGTTTAATCTTGCAAGTCCATTTGTATCAGTATAATTATCATTTTCTGAATTTAAATCAGTATCTTCTGAAGGATAATCTTGTGGATCAGAACTCCACCATTGTTCAGTTCCATCAACTTGCTGAGTCGTTTTGTCAATTAATTTAACAGCATCATCATCTATTATTTCACTTAAATCAAAATCTATAACATCTATTGGAGCTACAGATAATACAAATCTTGTGCTAGGTGCACCAATAGTATCATCTGATATAAAACATTTTATTTTACCATGAAAAAATGTATCTGTATGTATTTCATCTGATATGTCTAAATCTCCAAGAGGAAACATTAAACTTAATCTTTTATCTGGAAGTGCATCAGCTATATCTTCTGCTTGTATTTGAAAATAATTTCCTGAAGGTCTTAAAGAGCCATAAGAACCAAAAGCAGTTGTATCATGATTATTTTCTGTGTAAGATGTATGCGATCTATGAGTGTTTGGAAATATGGTGTTTTTAGTAATCCTTATCTTGTTTTTTGCTTCAGGAATTAAATCAAAAGGATTATCAAGCTGTCCATCAGATTCAGTTAAATAAGCAAGAGTATCTCCTACATTTTCAATATTTTTTTTAGCCCATAAAACCCAAGATTGTTGAGGATTGTAAAATATATCTCTTTCTCTAGTCCTCATGTGATTCCATCCTGCAGCATACATTCCATAAGAACCAAACCATGCTCCTTCTGAACTGAAATCAGATCCTTCATGGAAATATTGCTGATTATGTCCAAAAGTATTGAATTCTGTTTTTTTAACTCCAAAACTTCTAAAAAATTGCCTACCATATCCAAATGAATTAGTTAATTGGTAAGGCACATATTCTTCAAAATCTTCTGAATTAAATAAATATGGATGTCCATCTCCTAAATTAAATAAGTTATAAACTTTTGTTGTTCCACTACTAGGTAAAGCATCAAACATATTAATAGTATTATTATCCATAGTAACACAAACATAATCTGCTCCAAAAACATCTTTATAATTACTTTTTATTCCTTTAAAATAAAAAAATGGTTGTGGACAATTTATCTTTTCTCCAGTTGCAGAAAATTGATCATCAAACCAAGTTCCATCAGTACTAAAAGCATTTAAACCCTCATAATTAGAGTTATCATACATAAAGTGAGGCTGAATCCCCTTGCTTGTAGTCCAAGGATCTGTATCAAAATGAAACCCACTAGGCACATTATCTGAGTTTAAAATTTCAGTATTTACTACTTCTCTTAATCTATTTTTGATTCCTGTTATTGTTGGAAATTGTTTAAATACGATACTTGGATCATCATATCCTTGATTATTTATTATGTCAGAATATAAATACAACCATTCATAAATTCTGTGTCCCCAAGTAATAGATGAAATACCAGCAAAAAACATACCACGATTATCATCATTGTATTGATGCAACCTAAACCCATCATATAAATATTCATTATCTTCAGTTATTAAATTATTAGGTATTTGTGCTCTAGTATCAAAATAACTATCAGGATTAAATATATTAGGATTTATATTGCTGTTAGATAAAACTTGAAATGGATTATCTACTGCAAATTCAGGATTTAAAATATCAACACTTATATTTTCATAAGAAAATCCATAATCATCAACTTCTTCCTCTCCAAAATCATTTGTCATTAACATACATTGATTTGGAAATCTTACCTTAACACATTGAAATTCATTAAATGCAGGAGGATTTTTTGGTATAACTCCTTGATGTTTTTTTCTTATTTCTATAATATCATTGTTAATTGTATATTGTTCCTCATCTCCCCAACTCCAATCTTCTGTATCATAATCAGCACCACCAGTAATTACATCTGAGTTGTAGTCTTGCAATACTTGATAATAAGAATCTTTGTAGATATATAAAGGATTGTTTCCTTGCTCTAAAGATGATATGTATTCACTTTCTATACTTGACACTCCTTGCAACTGTATATTCCTATCTGGATCTACTACATTTACAGCATCACATACAATGCGAACACTAACTTCATCTTCTGGATTTTCTTTGTCTATATAGGGAATAGCAGGTGATTTATCAACCTTTCCATATACAATAGGTATAGGCTTGTTTACATAATCTTTATTATAAACATTGTTTGTATAGCCAGTATTAGAAATGGGAACATTTTTCTTTAAAACATCTTCTGTAAAATCTTCCAAATCTATCTTTACTGTTTTGGAATCGTGATTTAACTTTCTTATAGCTCCCTTAAATATCAACAAACAATCTTCTAAGCTAGTACAAGTTTGTGTTTTATAATATAACTCTGCTTCTTTATTTAAAAGACCTCTTTCAAATATAAAATCACTAAATCTTTTGCCATTTACTTCATAGTTAGATATTGTAAAAGAAACTTTATTTATTTGGATTGTTTTATTTTTTATGTCTATAGAGTCAGTAGTAGATGTAACATTTAAATTATAATCTTCTAAAAATATATCGCTATTTAAACTTCCTTTTACTGTAGATATATAAATATCATTATCAATAACTAATAATGGTGTTATATTCGTTTCTTTATACTGAATATCATTATTAAATTTTTCTGATAAATTTAACATTAACTTACTCCTATATCAGCACCTCTACGAATTGCCTCTTTTATTTTAGGGATTGCCTCATTTTCTACAAAATCATCTGACATTACATTTCCTGCAAATGAAACATTGACTCCTGCTCCACCACCTTGATTAATTCTATTCATTGTTTCAAGTCCTACAGAATCTACAGCAGCTCTACTCATAACAAACTCACCTCTTTCTGCTTCAATCATAGTACCACCTTGAGAATGAAGATTTCCTCCAACATAACCCCCAGTAGCAAATTTTTGTGCTTGAATTTCTTTTACTTGAGCTAACCCTAATGCACCTACAAATGCTGTTAAAATACCTTTGGTAATTGGATCAGAACCCATGCGAGGATTTGACCATATCTCCATAATAGAAACAGCAGTATTCATTATTGTTTGAGCTATTTTCGTTCTTTGCATTTCTTTGTTTTGTTTTTTTTGTTTTGCAGCAAATTTTTCTTCTATTTTTTCAATTTCTTTAGCTCTTTTTCTTTCACTTTTAATAGATTGAGCTGCTTGAATTTCTGCTGCTCTCCCTGCATCTAACTGAGCTTGCCTCATTTGCCCATAAGCATCTGCTGCTGCTATAACAGATTGAGCTATCATAACACCTTTTTCTTGTGCAGTAAATACTTTTTGTTGGGTAGTGTCTATATTAGTTAGATTTTCAATAATTTCAAGTTGAACTTCTTTAGAAAGATTTAAAAGTTCTAATTGTTCTTTTAATCCTGCCATCTCAGCTTCATCAAAAGCATCTGACTGAACATCTACATAACCCTCTAGAGCTTTTTTAGCATCCTCATACTGAATTTCTAAATCATGAATATTTCTTTTCAATTTATGATGCTCTTGTGAGGTAACACCATAAGCATTTACTTCATTTCGATTTTCTGACAAATAATCTTTTAAAGCACTTTGAGCATTTTTTAGTGCAACAGAAGATTCAGCATAAGAAGTTTGTAGTTTTCTTCTTGCTTTGTTATTTATCTCAAGGTCATGTAATTCACTTTGAGAAGAATCTCCTAATAATTTCATTCTATTTTGAATCCTAGAACTTTCTTTATCAATATTTGCTATATTTAACTCTGCTTGCTTTTGTTTAATTTTATTATGTGCTTTTGATATGTCTAGTAATTCTTGTAGGGTTGATTTTTCTTCAAGAACAGAATTTTTTACATCTAAAGCACTAACAACTAAGTTTTCATTAGCATCAGTTAATAATTTTGATGCTTCTGCATTTTTCTTTAAAGTATCTTCAAGTTCTTCTAATTCATCATCTGAATCACTAGCAGCATTTCTTAATCCAAAAAATGATGCTGTCATTTCAGCTAATGCAACAGTTGCTCCAACTAGCAATCCTATCTTAGTAACTTTCATAAAGCCTCTAACTGCAAAAGCTGCAGCAGTCGCTGCTCCACTAACTGCAAGGTATGCAGCTCCAACACCTGCAAGAGCCATTCCATAAGCCACTAATAGCTCAGGGTTTGATAATACTTTCATAACCTCTGTTAAAGGTTTTATTAATCTTGATCCAATAGCTTCTTGAAATTCTTTAAATGTTTCGTTTAATGCTTTTAATTGATTTGCAAAATCTTTAGATGTCCTAGCTGCATCTCCTATAGCATCTGAACTCCCTTTTGTAATTAAACTTAACCTTGCTTGAACTTTTGCTGATTCTGACAACTCTCCTTTACCATTATGGAGTCCTAAGTTAAATGCTTCTTGTTTTAGGGCAGATTGAGTTAAAATTATTCCATATTTTCTTACAGTTTCGTGATTGCCCACAATAGCACTTTGGAAATCTCTAAGAACATCTGCATCTAGTTTATTGTTAAAACTTGCAACATCTATTGCTAATTTGGTCATTGATGTAGAAAGTTGAGCTGCAACCTCCCTAGTAAAACCTAAAGGTACAAATGTATCTTGAAGGGTAGAAACCATTGACATTAAACTTGAAGTAGCTCTACCTACACTATTTCCTAAGTTTTCAGCCCACTTCTTAACTATTTCTATATTATCACCAAATACTACAGAAGATTTGTTTAAGGTTTCATTATAATCAGAGCTAGCCTTAGCTAAATTTAAAAGTGGTCGAATAGCAACACCCATAGCAAAAGAAGCAAGTAGCATTTGTGAACGAAGAACAGAAAAAGCTCCTGATGTATTTCTTGCATCATGGCCTAATGTAAATAATCCTTTTGATGTTTTCTTCTGTTGTTGAGTTAATTTTTTTTGTTGATTTATTAAAGGTTGATGTGTTTTTGTTAGTTTATTGTGAGATGCAGTTAAGGCATCTATGTGTCTTTTTAAACCTTGATCTTTATAATCAAATATTATCGTTAATTTTTCAGCCATTTTTTCTCTCTTGTTTAGCTTTGTCTATTTGCATTTTTTCTAATTTTGCAAAAGAACTTTTTATTATAAAATATTTTTCTACCCAAATTGCAGGATGTTCATTGTAAGAGCCTTCATATGGACTTGTGCCTAAGTCTTTGCAGTAAACATATCTTTGTATATCTTTTTGTATAGACTTGCTGTAAAATATATTCCTACAAGCAAAAAAAGGCATTTGAGCATTGATAGACTGTGCTAAATCAAACTCTTTGCCTTTTTCATTTGCATCTTTGACTTCTTCAATTAATAAGTCAATAATCTCCCAAACATCTTCATCGCAAGTAAATTCTTTTGTAGAATATTTACCATCTATTCTGATAGGAAGTTGTGCTTTGTAGGGGAAACTATGAAACTGACAGCCTCCACAGGTGTTTCCAAGAATATTAAGTTCTATTTGGAGGCTTTGCCTTCCCCCAATGTTAATTTCTCTTGTATTTTAACGAAAGCATCTGTTCTATCTTCTAAAGACCATTTTACAAGTTCTTCATCTGAGTTTCCATCAGCAAGACAAGTTCTAAGCCATTTAGTAATAGTTTTATTCATCATCTTAACACCCTTCATATTACCATTACTATCCCACTCATACTCAATGCTATCCATTAATTCATCTCTTTCATCTAAAGAAATATTTTCTTTAATTTTAAAAGACTTACCTGATTTTAGTTTGATTTCCATACATCCTCTTATTTAATTAACAAGCAACTTCTACTAGAGCATTTGATCCATCACCAACTGCTTTAGCAGAAACATCCAACATCATTACATCACCTTCATTAAATGCAACATTAGTTAAAATTGTTTTTGGCATACTTATACCAAAACTGCCATCAGCTAGTGCATCTTGGTGATTTAATTTAGTTTCTTGTGCAGCAGTTGCAGCTTGCTGAGTTTGATTGTTAAAGCTAGCCATTAAAGGCTCTGTATTAGCATCATATTTAGCTGTAACATCTAAAGTAGCAGAAAACTCACCTGCTCTTGATACAGTTTCATATCCAGTTGTTGATAATCCAACAAATGTTGCAGGGTTTTCTAATGTTAATGTAAATGCACTTAAAACTAAATCATCAACTCCATATATTTTTCTATAGGCAACATCAGACCAGTTGCTCATAAAGTAATTTTGACTAGCAGCAAAAGCAGTATCTACTGTTGTTGAAGCATCTGACAAATCTTCTACTATAGTTCCTGTTTGAAATGTTACTGAAAATTTAATTCTTCCACCTTCTGTTCCTGCATCTCCACTTAAAGAAAGGCTAGTTACAACACAATCTTTAAATGACAAATCTGAATTACTTAAAGGCGATTTTACTACAACAGAAAGCAATGTTCCTGTTTGACCTGTGGCTGTTTTTCCAACTGACTGAACTCCTGCATCAGATGCAAAACTATAAACTCCACTTGCACTTCCTTCTACTTCTCCTGTTATATTTTCTAAAAGCATATCAAGTGCTTCAGTTGTAGCAGTTCCTGATACTGATATTTCTTTTACTGATGCTTTATTGTCTTGAAAGAAATCTTCTTTTTGCAAC